GCACCATTAGCAGCAAACATATCAGTTGAGACAGTTCCCGCAGCACCATCTTTCAATCCCTCAACAATAACACCGTCTGATTGAAATGCAGGACTTATACCAGCACCTTGTCTGCCAGAACAAAAGAATTTAGTTTCACCGAGTGAAACAGCACTGTAGTTTGAAATAGTGCCACCACCACCATCAATCTGTCTTTCCTGTGTTGCACCAGAAAAAGTACCATCGCCGTCATAAGCATAACTTGTGAATCTTATTTTACCCAAAACATCTTGATGCATCACAATGGCTGCATTAGACTCACTACTACCAGAAATAAATGCTGGTCCTTGAAGGGCAACATGGGTGAGATAAAATCCTGATAATGCTACATCAGTTTCAGAAACAGTAGCACGTTTTACACCAGCAGTTCCAAGCACAAATGACATATTGTAGTCCTCCTAAAAAAGTGAGCAGAGTTGATTACTCTCCTTGTATATATTGACCCTAGTGAGGCTGCCGAGTGGTCACTAGATATTAAGTCTCAGATTTAATAAATGTTAAAGTTTATCGCATCTGCTCGTTTTTATTTATATACTTTCAATCTCATAAATTGAGTATGCAAAAGTTGCACTCACAACAATATAATCCACATCAGTTGCAGCCTGAGTAAACTCTATTGCATCTAGCGCAGTTGGATAAAGGTCACGGAAGAAAATGTTGACCACTGGGTTATTCTTGTTTGACAGAACTGTCAATGATGCATCTGAGAACATTCCTCTCGCAGCAGTTGCCGGTTGTGTGTCACCGATATCTTGACTAGTTCCTCTGGTTGTAGTAGGTGTTGCAGATGTTGATGCACGAAAGTTCTTAAACTGGTCTGTGCTTTTTGGAAAACCAATTCCAGTTATCCACTCATGCAAAGATAGGTAGTTCTCTAAAAACTCATCACAGATAAAAGATATCGTAAGTGGGTCATAGGTAATTTTATCACCCATCATAGGAAGGTCTACAAGCCTTGTCGGCATGACTGTGTTACCCATACTAATTGATGGGACTTGTGCAGATACAGTAAAAAACTCTACCTTCGGAAGTTGGTGAATATTAAACTTGAACTGAGTTGGACTTAGGTAGTCTAACTTATCAGGTTGTCTGTCTATTGTTCTTGTTGTTGCCATGTAAGTATTTATAAGAAAAAGGGGAGCACCCTTTCGAGTACTCCCCAAGTTTGATCACAAACTTTCTTCTTATTATTACATAAGGTTTGTGACTTTAACGCGACGATACCAAGCGTTGGTGTTCGCATCCAGTGAAGCATCGGCGTTAACCGTGTCACCAGCGGCAACCGCACCCGCAGCAGCGAATGGGTTCGCAGCAAGACCGTAACGAGTCTTGAAACCAATCTTGGGCTGGAACGAGTTCTCACCAACCGCACGGACCATCTGTAGTGGCACGTATGGGCAGTAGAAGAATCCAGCATCATAAGGTGATGTTCCCTTATAACCACAGACGTAGTACTGAGAAGCAGCAACGTTAGCAGAATATGGGTCAACATATACCCTAAACCGACCATTCATCACACCAGCGAAAGTTGTCGCAGTGTCATCAACGTTCAGTGTGTTGTTAAGAGCAGGCGTGTAGTCAAGGACACCAGCCATCTGAAGAGCGGACGCAACGTCAGCAGAGCAGATGATCATGTTACCTTTACCGCGACGAGTCTGCTGACCAATCGCATTCGCATCACGCTCGATCTGGAACATCAGACCTTTGAACTTCTCAACCGACCAACGACCGTTGGAGTCAGTGTCAAGGTCAAAGATACCGGCAGTTGTCGTATTAACCTGAGCACCCTTAACAGCGGTGACATACAGGGAACGAATAACTTCACGGTTGATTTCAGCAAGGATTTCTGTGGACAGAATGTTGCTGAGTTCTGTTTCAGCGTCCAGACCGTGGATCGCTTTAAGGTCTTGCGCCAGTTCCATCGTGTACTCGGCCTTGAGGGCACGGGACACGGCGGTAACTGTTGACTTCTCGATTGAGAACGCCATTTGAGCGAAAGCGTTAGTGCCGCTATCACCAAGGGCTTCTGCCTCAGAGCGTGTCATACCTGTGGCACTTACATATGTACCAGCAGAAGGACTGTCGTTCAGCACGGCAGGGTTGGTTTCTGTGGAACCAATATCACCACCACCGATTGTACCAGCAGCGTTCTGGTTTGAGAAATCAGGGAAGACTTCATCAACGAGAGCTTCCGCACCATCCTGAGATGTGAGCGAAGAACGCATCGCGAAGATAAGACCCGTTGGACCTGTCATTGGCTGCACACCGCAAACGTCATAAGCGATAAGGTTAGGCATCGCACGGCGAACCAATGAAATCAAAATTGGATCCCATGTGTCCAACTGCCCACCACCCATGCTGTTAACAGGTGCTGTTTCTGTAAGAAAACTCGCGTCTTCTTTGAGTGCTTTTTCTTGGTTTTCCAAGATCAGAGTAGTAACGGCACGCTTGTAAGAATCCTCAATCTTAGGAAGATCGGGATGCTCAAGAACTGGCTGCCACTTTTCTTGAAGATGTTCTGTCTGAAACATTTGTTTCTCCTTTTTGTTACATCTAAATGGTTTATATTAAGAAGCGCGAGCCTTAGTTTTAGTGATTGCATTCATGTACTTTGACATTGAATCACTAACGCTAATGTCCTGAGCTGCGCCGTCATGGTCATTATCTATAACTTGTTCTGTGTCAACTTCCTCGCGAACTTTAGGAAAATAGTTTTCCTTGAGAGTGTCGAGTTTTGCACGGAATGTGTCTTCGTCAACGAAGTCCATATCCTCTACAAGTGACTTGAACTTTTCAACTTCTGTGTCGGTGAGGTCTTCAGAGACTTCAACAACAACGTGTTCGCGAACAAGTTCACCGTTCTTATCTTTAAGAGCGATATTCTGTTCAAGAACCTCATTTACCTTATCTTCTAGTTCTGCAATCTTATCAGACTGAGCACCTAGTACGTCATACTTCTCGTCAGGAACGTCAATGTAATGATCTTCGAAAAGTTGCTTCAGACCAGAGATGAAGTCTTCTGCGATTTCACCTTTGAGTCCACGCTCGATTGCGAGTTCATTTTCTTTTGTCCACTCCTCAACAACGTAGTTAAGATAGGTATCAATTTTGTCAGTCATGTCCTCTTTGGCTTCCTCAAGTTTTTCATCAAACTCTTCAACGGTTGCCTGATACAGACGGGCGATTTCATCGCGTGTCTTGGACTTGACTGCTGCTTCGAAGATTGTAGACGCTTTTTCTTTGAAATCTTCAGAGAGGTCTTCACCTTCTACAAGAGCGTCAACGTCTTCTTTGACACTAATACTCTTGATTTTCTCTTCGATTTCATGCTTTGCTGCTTTGAGTTTTTTCATCTCTTGCATGTCTTCATCTTCGTCATCTTCATGAGCTCCCTCTGGGTGCATCGCAGACATGATCTTCCCATAGTTAGCCTTGAGGTCTTTTGCCTTCATTTGTTCCATTTCGTGATACATTGCCTTCAACATTTCCATTTTTGTACGTGGCATAGCGGCTTCTTCAATAACCTCTGAGTCTTCATCACTTTCGTGATCTTCCTCTTCAGAAACCTTTTTAATCTTTTTCATAGGCTCGGCAGGTTTCTCGCCTTTCTGTTGTGCGTCACCACCAATCTCTGCTGCACCTTTTGCTGCAACATCTGTTGGTGAGGACTTAGCTTCGGGGTCAACCACGGCAGCTCCGCCGTCTTCAACCTCTCCGCCGGGTGTCTTCTTGTCAAGTTTCTTTTGACCTTCTGCTGGAGCGGCACCCTTCATCTGAGGGTCACTCTTAGCGTGCTGTCCTTCTTCAAGTTCAGCGAGCACTTCCGCCTCCAACTCTTCAATTGTTTGTTCTAGTTCTGACATAGGATGCCTCCTTTTTGCAGTAATAAATTACTAATATTTATTTATAAATTATAATCTTTTTAGGAACTTTGCAAAGGCAAGAGCCTTCCGCGTTTCGTCAAGTCTTGCTTTTTTTGCATCAAATTCTCTTTTCATCTCAACCAATTCTGCTTCAAGTAGAGCACCGTTGTTCCAGACCCACTCTTTTCCCTCCATAATACCTTCTACAAAAGCATTAGGAGCGGATGGGTCAGCAACGATATCAGCGGCCGTCGCAAGATAAAAGTCGTCTCTCACATGGTTTGCACCATTTTTCTGTTCAAGACTACCCATACCACGCGAGGAAACACCAAGTTTAGCACCCTCGTCCATGAGATTCTTTACTATTTCACCCATTGGTGTGGACATAATCTTTGCCTCACCAATGAAGTTTTTGCCTTCCGGCTTCAGACTTGTTATCATGTGTGAAACCCTCTCAAGGTTCACGGTAGGTCCGTCTGGATGACCCAATTCACCAAAAGCTCGTTTCTCTTGGATGAAATTCTTGTTATACTTAGCTACCTCTTTTTCAAGGACCGGCATAGGATACACCCGACCATTGCGGTTTTTGATATCCGCTTGCATAAAGATACCCTTAATCTTGTAGTTCTTTTTACCGTCTTCTCTTTCCTCGCAGATATATTGTACTTCCTCTACGGCTTCTGAGAATAATTTGAGTGTTTCCATTGCACTATCCTTATGTTATGTTATCGTAACCTGATACTTTACGAAGTTTCAACCAAATAGTTCCAACTGATGCAGAACCATTGGTCAATAACAAGTCACCAGTAACACCACTTCCAGCATTATTTGGAATTGCTGGAACACCATCTCCAAAACCAACTTTACCGCTACCATTTAATGATAGAGCAACCACATCTGATGTTGCGTCAAATAATATATCTGTTTGAGAGCCAACCGACCAAGCGCACCCTACAATTGAAACCCTTGGGTCAGTTGCAGCATTTTCGGCAGCAGAGGCATCATAAATACTTGCTCCACTATTGGTGCTTGTCGTAGTGATTTTTAAGAACACTTCGAAGTCGGTATCGATTATCTCATGTACTACCAATGCCATTTTTCAACTCCTATATGTTTAACATTTCACGTTCAAAGTACTTCATTAGGTCTTTTTCAGACACTTTGTACCGTTTAGAAACGTCTTTTATTGTTTTTTCAAAACTATTTAGGAAATCTGAAGGTTTTGCGTCCATAACTTTAAAAATAGAATCAACAGCATCCTTCATCTTAGGAGAAAGTTTCCGATACTCCTTCGACTTACGATGTTCATCTTTCTCTACAACTGTAGATTCATAGATTTCCTCAATCCTCTTCATTTACATCTGCTTCCTGATCAACAAAATCTATCGGAGTTTTTACAAAACTATTTGCAACATCTCGACGTTGCATCTCTAGTTTATCTCCAACTCGCAGAGCCATATTATCTTGAAATATACGCTCTGCGTCTACATTATTACCTGATATGATTGCGTTTAGTAAATCTTTTGTGTCACTCATTGAAAGTCTCCTTCATCATCTTCATCGTCTTCTGCACTTTCTTTTTCAATCTGATCTTGCATTTCTGCTATTTGTGCATCATTCATATTTAAAACTTTTTTCAGTACAAACTGTTTTGAGAAGAATGTTCCCACATAACTCTCCACTTGTGATAAAGTATCGATGCGGTCCTTCAACAATTCTGCCTCTTTTAGTTCTGCGAAGTGACCGTCCTCTAGGAAGTTGTACTGAATATGCTCTTGCATATTAGGCCAATCCTCTGGTGAGATTACTCCTTTCAACAAAAGGTTTGTCTTCAAGAGGTCTGTGAGGAGCGGGGTAAACTTCTTACGGACACGTTGTACGAACTTTGTGAATTTAAGTTCGTCTCTAGTGATTTCAGTTGTTCTGCCGAGAGAGAAACCTTGCTCTGCTTCAAGTCTTGAAATCGGCACGTTAAGTGAACGGTATAGTTTCCGTTGGAAGTATACGATATCATCAATCTCTCCAAGATTAGAACCGCCGGGAAGTGTTGTAATCTCTGTTCCTCGACCGCCTTCTCGGCGTGGAAGCCAAAAGTCCTCCAACATACTCATATGGTTACGGTCATCTCGTATCTCACCTGTCGATGCATCATACACCAACTTGTTACGATAACGATTCATCACATCCTTGAGATATTGTTCTGCTTTTATCTTAGGTAGGTTGCCAACATCAATGTAAAATATTCTGCGCTCTGGTGCCCGAGAAATACGATAGATAACCAATGCATCTTCAATCATCCTTAGTTGATTGACAGGTTTAATCGCCTTATGAAGATAAGACAAAACTTTACCACCGTTCTGATCTATTATACCAGACGGACAATATGTTATTGCATCTTTTGCAATCTTAATTCCTTGACCAGTTCCACCATAACCAGCATGGGCTAAACCCTTTTCATTGTAGACATAGTATTCCGTGACATTTTTCACCACATCTACACCAGTCTTTGGGTCTTTCTCTTTATCGACCTGTCTAACTTTTTTAATTTTTGTAGGGTCAATATACTTTAATGAGGTAATACCTTGTCTT